TCCACACATAAAATAATATAGCAACGCGCTTGCTGCAACAGCTAATGTGGTAATCATTGCTGCTGATGGGGACATAAATGCCATGCATATAATCATAATAATTATGATTACAAACACCATGGCATCTCTGCTCAAATTAAATGATAAATGCATTTGTATATTAATAGTATGCAAGGAATAAAAAATAATTTCTATTCTTCTAATAACGGCGCGAACATACATTCAAAGAATAATCATATTCATTTGCGTTTTCCTTTTTTGCTTTTCTTATCGCTCAACCCCATTTCTTGCATAATTTCATCTACTGATTTATTTGCGTTGCGTTCTCTCGCCTCCTTAAATTCGTCCTCTTTTGTGACAGTGGGCAGAGATGTCGCATCAGTATCAGTTGCGGCCTCTACTTGGTCTTCCGGGTCAATATACTCAGACAATTTCCCGCGTTGAATGTTTACAATATTATTTGCTTGGTTTTCTGCCTGGCTGAATTGTGTGTTGACTTGATCGAACAAAGCGCGCAATTGTGGATTTTGAATGTTATTCTTTGCCAGTGTTCTGTAATGTGAGATGATTTTTCTGAATTGCTGCATTAATTGAGGATCCGACTTGGTGTTGTTATTTGACACATCAAGAATGAAATTTTCCATAATGATTGTTGAATTTTTTGTTTCGAGGAAATCTTTGTAATAATTTGAAAAATTCTCCTTTAGCATGCCTACTGATTCTTTGATTTTGTTGAATGCTTTATCGCATCTGGATAAGTTTGGTTGATGTTTGATTTGATCGATAGAACCGATGATTACATTCACAAATTCATCAACATCAATATCAGGGCTAGTTATCACCTGATACAAACTGTAAGTTATTTTGTACAGTTTATGGAGCACTACCATGCAATACTCGCATAATTGTTTATTAATGTTCTCCACGCGCAATCTTTCGTCCCTGTCGGAATATTTGCTTTGATCCTTTTCATCTTCCATGTTCATTAGAATCTCTTTCAAGTTCAGTGTAGGCGCGAATGGAAATGGGCTAAATTCCATATCGGGCATATTCAAAATGAATCTATGGCTTAATTTATTCTCATCCTGTAGATACTTTCTGTAAATAACTAACTTGTCGCATAAGGTAATAAAAGCCGATGTTAATTGATTTGTTTTTGCATCTTTGTAAGCAGTGGCAATGCGCTTCTTTGTTTCTTCATCAACCAGATCTGGATTCCACTCAAATTCTTTGGATATTTTTTCTGAATACATATCATACACTTGCTCTTTTCCACCAGTGCAAAATTTAAGCATCATTTGGCTATGCGCGGAGTATGCATTACCATATCGTGATAGAAATGGAGACTTAGCGAATTTCTCGATGATTTCAAGGAGTATTTGTGAATACTCTTCCATTTGCAGATACTTCTTGTAAACAATGTTCATATTTACTGTATCGCCAGTGCCAAGCATCTGGTTGAACATGTCTGACATGTTCTTGTCCTTAACAGCCTTTACTTTGCTGGTCATACTGCGTACGATAACTCGTTATCTCGTATAATATAATACTATTGCGCAGGTCTAATATTTAGTATAAAAAATAGTGCATATCAGGTGTGATGTGCTACACATTATGTATGACGCGTAGTGCAACATGTGCATGTGCCGTGCTAGATCAATGAGGTGCATTATGCCATGCGTACATTAAATAATTTCTGAGTAAAGATTCTAACTTAGAAAACAATAATTCTCTTTCTGTATCATCCAGTTCATCGTAAAGTCTTTTTGCAAAACCAAAGAAACGTAAAATTGGTTCTGTTTTATCTTCTTTCTTTAGAGCTTTAATTTCTTCTGCAAGTTTTTTCTCATCAAAACCAGATAAATTATGAGAATTAATCATATCTTTATATTTGATCATGTACTGTCCGGATACGTCGATTATGAAACTGTGTCCGGTGAGATTTTTCGCCAGAATCAACCTTTCTTTTGCGCGTTTAATTTGTTCTTGGGTATTTTTATCCTTGGTGAAATGGTCAGCCGCCATATTTAATATAGAAATAAAATCAGTATTATATTCCGACACGATTTTATCAATGTCCGACATCTTTTTATTAAGCGAATGTGTTAAAATATTATATATTTGGGCAATGTTTCTTTAATCGATAAATTTCGTTTCATCTACCCCTTCCATGAATCTGCTTTCGAACATATCATCTCTATCACCCCCTCCATATCCCCGCATCGGCATAATATTGTTTTCATCGTCGTTGTCGTTGCCGCGCACGCGTTCGCCACCCCCACGTCTAGCGTCCATATCATCGTCCAAGTCATTCCCTCCACCACTGTTGAAACTATTATTTGCGCGAGATGGTGCTTGAATTTTCCTGCGCCCAAATTGTTCAGCAATTCTTCTGTTGTAATCATCTCCATCGTTTGAGAATCCTTCCTCATCTCTTCCACTAGAGCTTTTTTGATCGCGTTTGAACGCATCAAGTGTCATTTCCTTCGAATAAAAATCTCTCACCATTGATCCTGTACTTTCTCCGCCGAAACTATATTCGGGCTCCATTTCTCGTCCGCCTTTCCTTGTATTCGCCGCATTTCGTTGATCTATCCAACTATTATAATCTCGTTTGTTTCTTTCGAATAAATCTTTTATGTCGTCGACTCCATTTCTCGCCTTTCCATTGTCAATTATTAACGCGGGAAATTTTACAGCACCTTTTGATTTAAGAGCATTAACAGTTGTACTATCCAAGTCATCATCGTCATAACTAACTACAATAATTTTTATTCCCATCTCATTAATGATATCTATGTTTTTCAATATGTATCTTAATCCATTTTCAGAGGGTTCTCCTTTATTTCTAATGAGAAGCTTAAATAATCTTATACTGTCGGCCGCCATTGTGCATCAACAATGAATTGTGTATTTGTATATTGTTACACAACATAATTCTAATACGAATTAGCTATGCTTTACCGGGTTTTATATACACATCTATTATAAGCCGAGTTCGAGAGCAAAATTGAATTATCAATTATATATTCCAAGTAAAGTTAATTACACTCATCATTCGTATAGAATATAAAGCGATGCCTGCTGTAAAAGTTTATAACTACGAAGAAATCGCCTCCCAGCCAGGAGACCCTGACGACAAAGAAATTGATGCTTTGCTGGCTCCGGCACGTACATTAAAACAAAAAGAAGTTAGTTTTGATGTTGATGGAGTAAGTAGCGCATTTGTTTGTGCGCTTAGGCACAGCATGATATCTCAGATTAATGTAATCGCATTTAATTTTAAATCTGCGGATTATCAAATAGGGAATGATCCTCATCAAGATATAAACTTCGTACGGCAAAATATACGGCAAATTCCAATATTGCAAAAAGATGAACTAATCGATGCAGAGTTCGAATTGCGGGCGGAGAACAATACTGCAGAAACTCGGGACGTTAAATCTGGCGAATTGATTCAGAAGAAAGGTCCAAAACCAACAGGAGGGAAAGAATATTTCTCGCCGAATATTACGATCGCGGTATTGAGTCCGGGTTGTAGGGTTTATGTATCTCGAATACATGTTATGCAAGGAATGGGTTATTATAAGAGTGATCATGGGGGGCTTAAAATTGCCCATCAAATATGCCATCGTCCAAATGGAATAAAATTATGGGATCAGTTTAATAAGGATGGTGTTCACATAAGTGTGTCTGATCCCCGCAGCCATCATTTCTATTTTCGAACTGAGGGGCAAAAAGAACCCAAAAAAATAATCGCCGCCGCATGTAATATGCTTATCGAACGTCTAAAGAAGTTAAGTGATATCAAGCATAATATGAGAGTTTTTGGAGATTATTATACACTTGAAATTAGCAATGAGACTGACGCCATCGGGAATTTGATTGTTTCTACTTCATATGATTTATTTCCTGAAAATAGTGGGTGGAAATATAATATGGACGACATAAATGAAATATTGAAACTAGAAATGAGGGGAGACGGTGTTGATAAGATGTTGAATAATGTTATTTACGAATGTGAACAACAATTACATAATTTCGTAAAATTCTTTGCGTGACGCTACGCTCCCTTCGGTAGCTTCGCTACGCAACCGCTCGCTAGGGTTTGATCGCTATTGCTCCCTGCGGTCGCCGCGATCAAACGCCGTCGCTTCGCGTCTGATTTTGTACCCAGAATTCGCTCACAGAGTATTACATATATTTTTTGGCATGAATTATTAACTAAAGACACGGTGCCGACACCATTAATTTGCATCAAAATCATAAATAGACTTGAAATAGAGGTGTGCGCGCCTTGTCTTTAGTTGGAAATTCATGCCAAAAAATATTATACTATTCATGTGCAATAGTTATGCATACACATATTTTTCCCCCGAATCATATTTCCATCCAGTTTTGAATCCTTCTCTGCATACATCCTCAAGATCATATAATTCGTTTATCCAAAGTCTTGCACCCTTAAACGGCGGTTCATTTATTATCGACAAATATTTAGCAAACTCTTCCTCCATTCGTTTGAGTTTGGCTTTCATATTATCAAGTGGGGTTTTATGTTTCATATAATCAGTCGTCCTATACAAATAATCGAAACTAATATCGATATTCAACACTCCCTCATATATTACTTTCGCATGATCCGTCCTTTCACCAACTTGCTTCAGATATGTATGATTATATTTTACATAGCCGTGTCTAACTAATATCTCATCAGCTTGATTTGTTTCCATTTTTGTTATTCCGAGGGTATCATATTCAGTGATGTATCTAATGTGCTGTCGGAGGCATCTTATTTTTAAATCTCTGATAGCTTCTTCCCTTTCTACCCTTAATGTATACAATGCTTTCGCTTCTGGGAACCAATCTGCAAATACATCACTATACGTCTTGAATTTTGTTTCTACACTTCCATCTGGACGGGTCATAAATATGTGACTATCCATATGCTTTTTCAATCCAAAGAATCCAACCATGCCGTCGTAATAACCCTCTAATGCATATTTGTTAATTATGTCAATAGGATTCCATCCATTATTTGGTTTTGCAATTGTTATCATTATCTTTATTTCTTCTGACGAAGAATAATTGTATATTTCTCCATCAATTATGCGAACCATATCATCATCCGAGGGAGAAAATGGGCGTTTCACCAGCGCTTTCTCTTTCATGAGTTTAGTTTTGTAATTCTCATGCCAAACGCGCAACGGAAGTTCTGTTATTGTAAGAACTCTCGTTATGGAGTTGTATTCATATCGGCCGAAAGAGTACAATCTTCCTTTAATTGGACGAATTTCCCCAGTAAAACCACGAGTATATGGATTTAATGATGCACATACTGGCGCTACACCATCCTTATATCGTAGAATGTTTGCGCGGACATTATTTATCACACTGAATACGTCTCTCGCATGAACTTTTATTTTGTATCCGTTTGATGGAATTTCAGCAGATTCGCAAATCCCTCGAGGGATTATTCCAATTAACATTTCTTTCTCTGCTGGAATACCATCTTCTAATTTCGTCTTCGCAAACGAGATCAAATCACGCGGATACATTGCAGACAATAATTTTTTGTTTGGCGTAGCGTACACATACCTCGGGCTACCATGATCGGCACCACCCATTGCACGTGTTCCACCCTCTCCAATAAGGACTACAAGGGGGAGTTGTACGCCTCCAATATCATAAAATCCCATACTGAATATACTTTGAAACATGGATGCTTCTCCATGGTGATATTGCATTGATTTCGCGATATCATTGCCTAGTTGAGAAACTCGTTCTTCCACTGTATTCGCATTTCCACGTATGAGTTTAAGCAGACCGCATGCAATCTTCCGGCCAACTTCGTTAAAACCATCATATTTGTTCCAGAGTTTTTGAATAAGATCCTGAAACATAAATTCCTTGCGTTCGAAGTTGAGATGATCATTAAAATTGACACGGCGGGTTACCATTCGCAACTTGGCTTCGGCTTCTGTTGGAGGTGTTACAGGAGTCTCTAATATTATTTTTCGTTTGCTGGCATCCTTGCCGAAATGCGTCTCAAATAAATGTGGAGTCTCCTTATCGCCATAATATGTGATTACGTTTTTGTGGAAATTACTGAAGATATGGGCCATTTCAAACGGTTCATTTGTGGCCATTCCCTTAACGAATTTTACTTTGTATTTCTTTGATGCGACGGCAGGACCACCCACATCTTCAATCCATTTATTATAATCATAGTCACCATAGAATTCTATTACATTTCCTCCATTTTTCGGATAGGCCCTCCTGGACGGTGTTTCTAGTCTTCTAACAAATCCTAATTTGAGCAAATTTGGCCAAAATACCATTATTATATTCGAAAATAATGTGAATATTTTACCCACTCCATCAAAATCTTGATCTGTACATGCAACGAAGGCATCGTAATTCAGTGATTTCATTTCTATAGCGAATGTCGCGGATTCCGGATCATATTTATAATCGAATCTCAGCCCGGCAATTTTTATGAAGTTGGAGAAGAATATATTTTGTTCTAATTTCTCATTAAGAAACATACGTTCCGCGGTGGCTGTGGATACCCGAGTCGATGACCCAGTGTTGTGTGATTCTCGAATAATGTTTTTTCTTGCATTTATTACATTGCCATGAAAAGTATATATTCCTATATAATCAGGATCTAGCATAGATTTCCCTGTTTTTTTATTCTTCGATAACATTGCGTTTTTGCAGCTCGTTTTTGCAGAATCACCTTCCGCAATGAGGAGCAATACGGGTTGTTTACATTTCCCACTTCCCCTTTTGCCTGCAAATTTTGCATGATCATATTTTTCTATATTCATTCCCTTTGAATTCAGCTTATTGTCAAATTCTTTTGAGATTGATACGTTAAATTCTAAGGGGAATAATTCGACAGTAATACGATCCTTTAATGCCTCACAAATACTATCTACGAGCGTATCTGGTACATTATATTGCCCAATACGTTTCTTATCTATTTGAATGCTTTCTTTTGTTTGCCCGCCTCCCCAAACTACATTAGGAATAGTGGAATTCATAAACAAATAGATGTTTTTATATATTTGTGCAGGTGGGATTGATTTAATATCCACTTTTAACTCTTCGGCAAACTTCGCGCGTACTCGTTTGATTATTGCTTCGCGAAATTTGGTAATGTGCCCGCCTCCATTCACAACAACACCATTTACATTGGAAAGCTTATTAAAGTCTTCTTTGTTTTTGAGCGCGGGGATTTGTTCTCCGGCAGCAGATGTAGATACGGCAACAACTAATTCCCATACGTAAGCGGGGGTTGAGCCGTCTGATGATGGAGTAAGGACCCCGTTTCCTGGATTAAGTATTTTTATATCGTTTGGGTGCTGTGTTCCATCTGTGCTAGGATGCCGGAATATGCATTTGGCTATGTCATTCATAGAATTAATGTTAATTTCATCATCATTTACCATAAAATGCAGAGTATTTTTACTTTTGCGAGAATGCTTTCGAGTCATATTTGATTCCGCGTCAAATGGGTGGTGGTTAGATAACCAGCCCATATAAGCCGCAATCATGTGGAGTCTTGCAATAAATAATTGCTTTACTTCTTTCATATCACTAGAGTTTGTGGTTGAGTATCCAAATCTCTCATAGTTGGGCGAAAATGTAATTTTTGTTTTACAATCTTTCGCGCCTACCACGGTTAAATTGGTTTCTGTAATGATGGGAGGGTTAACAATTTTCATTCCCCCCGCCCACATTTGAGTATAATTAACTAATTTTTTCGTTGCATAGTTGGCGTAGGTGGTATTCAGTTCGAATCTATGAGAATGAGTATTTGTAATCTTTATTCCCACACCATTCGTTCCGCCTCCAATATCTAATTTTGTTTCTTTCTTCAAATTAGATCCCTTGAATGCTTCTCCAAACACTAATTGCGGAGTATACATTTTAGCTACAGAATGATAATCTGTGGGTACTCCTTGACCATTATTTTCCAACGATATTGTGCCATCATCAGTTATATTTAACTTTACTAATGTTACAGGTATCGGAAGACTGAATTTCAGTGTTCTTGCTAAATGATCAGATATATTAACTACCGCTTCATCAAACATTTTAATGAGAGCTGGTGATACTGATAGCTTCTTTTTGTATAGTCTATATGATGCGATGCCATTCTGTGGTTTTCCTATCAAATCCGCCACGAGTTCTTCGCTTGTTATGCGGCCAATGCTTCCAGCCCACATTTCTTTGTTTGCTATGTGATCTGTAATAGTCCCATCGGCGGGAAACATTTCTTCTACAGTCATTATTGTGGACATAGCAGCGATATTGGCGTCTGTATAAATACCCTTATTCGGATTCAAATTTGGCGTAACACACTCTCCGGTCGCCCACTGGCTGACTCTATATGCTTTATAGGCTATATAAGGCCTGTAAAAACTATGGATTCGATTTGCACTTTATGTCTTTAATTGGATGCTACGCTCCCTACGGTCGCTTCGCTACGTTCGCTCGGGTTTGCTACGCAAACGCCGTCGCTCACTGGCTGATTCTGCGTCCTTTATCAGATAACAATAATTATGAATGCAATCCATGTTTTATTTGTTTAATTGGATATTCCATGTTGCATATTGAGGCAAAAAATATGTATTGTCCGCACGGTTACTTCGCCAAATTCTTGTTTTGTTTATTCTCTATCTTATTAACTAAATCACCGATCTCTTCCGAGTTATCGTTTTCTGAATCGGATCCAGATGATTTATTCTTTTTGTTTTTCTTACTGCCGGATGTAACACCTTCAGCCGATCCCTGCGAAAAGAATTTGGGATATGCATATGCGTAAATCATGTATAAAATCAATACAATTGCAACTGCTATAATCATTCCATTTCTCGCATTCATCTCCAGGCCAAATTTACCCATTAACCCTCCTATTACACTCTCTTGCTGCGATTGTTCTGCCGCTGCTTCCATTTTTTTATATGTTATTTATGCTTCTCGCTTGAAAAATTATCAAATATATACATATACCGCCATATTTTTTTATATGATAAATCCTCTTGTTGCAGCATAAAAAATATATAACGAATATCAGCCCGCGAAGCGAAGGTATTGTTCGAAGGACAAACCAAGCGAGCAGGTAAAATGAGCGCCGAGTGGCGCTCATTTTACTACACGATATGCAGCTGAATATCCTGTTTCCCCACTAACACGTTTAATTTCAATCACATCACCAGTGCGCGCGCCAAGCCAAACCGCGGGAGGATCCTGCGTAGAAATCGGTGTTCTGCGTGTGTTGTCAGTTAATCTATCAGCGTTGAGTTTTTCTACCTCTTCTTGCGATAAAATTCTATGCAAGGGGATCAATGAATTGTCCGGCATTATAAATAGCTTTTCATACATATAAGCTTCAATATGTAGCTGTTTATATTGCGCGCGAAGGGATTCTATAATTTCTTCATATCCGTTTATCACACTTACTGGTTTTTCATTGGAAATGAATATAATATCTGTATTGTTGAAATAACGTTTTGCTGGCGTTAACATTCGTAATTGATCAAGCAATTTTGTGAAGTTGCCCTTTTTCCGTGCGGCTTCCGAAGTCGGGGAAAATATAATTATCAATGAATTCCGTTCAGGCAATCGCTCGCGTGGTTGAGCAATTCCTTCTGTTACAACATATCCGGTAGTTCTCATAGTTCTATTAAACTCATCGCTGGATATGGGAGCAGATGATGGAATAATATTTCTTGATTTGTGAAATTCAGCTAAGTTAGTGTAAACTGTCCATGCAATATCTCTGAATTCCATACTTTCTGCGATAGCACACTTACTGTGATAAGGTATATTGATCGGCCGTTAGTATCTTTAATACTGATACGCGATAGTGATGCGTGGTGACAGTGTGATAATAATAATATAATATGAATTCAATTTTTTACAGTATGTAATATATTTTCGTACATAGCGTAAATTTTATTTACCATACACCGCAGCGAATTAAATTTTAATTTGCGCGCCGAATTATTTTATAATTTTATAATTTTATATTGATAAAGTATATGTCAAGCAAGATCGGTAGAGACATCGACGTCTATAGCCCTGATTTTAGTAAATCGATCGAAGTTAAACCTTATACATCGCCCGATAGAATGGAAGATTTAGTTCAGAAAACGGTTGGTAGCTACCAAATGCTATCATTTTGGATAATTGTTGTATTAACTATACTTGTTATTTGGTACGTGTGGAAGGATAGTAAGAAGCCTGAGGGTTTCACTGGAGCTGGATCCGCATATATTAGTGGAAATGCTCAAGACCAACCATACTTTAAAGGCAGCGAACGCGGCCGCGCTTTCAGTGCAACTGGCGTTCCTTTCCCATCGATGGAAGGATTCCGTGTGGGGATGGGTGCACAAGGTTACACTGTTAAGCCTGAAGGATTCGCCCCTAGCATGGTTATGTCTGATAGCCAAGGTTCTTACATCTATGATAACGACAACAAGGGATACGGAAAGATTTACCTTAACGGAACCCCCCTTGATGCCCAAGGAAATGTGTTGTCCACACTCCTTGTTGATGCTCAGGGACGCACTTATTATTACTCCAGCCAGCAGGCTAATGCCTTCAAATACAACGGCCAATCCGGTAAATGGGATCGCTTGCCCGGTCTCCTCGGTGGAGTTGAGCCTACTGCCCAATACCTCCTGGCCCCTAACATGTCTGTGAACGTTGCCTCGCTCGGAAACTCTCTTACTCAGGCCCAGTTGACTGATTTGAGCACTGAGCTTGGTTGCCCTGACGTTGCCCCCGAATCCGTAACTGACCCTTGGGGATGGTTGAGCGGCCAACAGCAAACTCTTGTCCACAGCTCTGGCGGATGGGAGGGAATGCGCGGACAAGGCGGAGACAAGCGTCTCATTGCGGCCATGAATGGAAAATAAATCCGCACTGAATCCGCATTATAACCTTACCATCGCGTAAATAAATGTTCTCGAACGCCCGCGGCACCTTAATTTGGAATTGAGATCAAATAAAAAATTTTTTTCCGGCAATACGCAGCGTAGCTGCGCTCCCTACGGTCGCTTCGCTGCGTTCGCTAGGATTATCCTTCGGATAATCCGTCGCTCACTCGGCTGGTTCTGTATACATTGTTTGAGCGCAGGATCAGCGCGAAGCGACGTATTTGGCCGCGGCGACCGCAGGGAGCAAGAGCGGCCAAATACTAGCAAGCGAGTTCGCTCGTCAGAGCGAACTACCAAACACTTCCGCAAATTTTAATAATTTTTGTCTTGGGTCCGAAGTATTATTCAATTCATTCACAATATTAATAGTTTCAGAAATCTTATCTTTCCATTTCTCAACATATCCAATTTCTTTTTCTATTCTATGATAATCTAATTTAAGTAATTTCCAAGGAAATAACCCCACTACATCTACTTCATTATCTGCACAATAATTAATAAACAATTCAACAGCAGAGAGTATATGATCTTCGGTTTCTTCAGTAGGAGTTAACCTCGGATAATACGACGCGGTGCTAGATCTGTGCTGAGGAGGCGCGGTGTAACTGATGGGGGATGTCCATGGGCAAATAATATGATTCTGAAATGCTTCAAATAATATTTCGAGGAGGGGTAGTGAAGCACCGCCGAGATCGCTTAATTCGCAATATTTATGAATAGAGCCCTTCGGGAGCTTACTCAACCGCGAAATTGTATCAAACGCTGTAATATCAATGTATTCTGCACGGAGAGCTATGCATAATTCATAATAACACATTAACAAAGATCTAATACCGTCTACTGTTATTATTTGACCTGGGAACATAAATGCAATATGATCTCGCGAAATGGTAGGCAAAAGCTCCTTCACATTATCGTCTAATAACATTTCTCCAATAGCCATCGCAATCAGTTTTGCTATTCCCGCGGAATGGGTACCATTTGCCTTCTCGACAGTGGTAGATGTGTTATTTGCGTTGCTGTTTGCATTTGATTCCGCGAGCGCGCCAATCAAAGTTGTATCAAATACTTTAAACAATTCCTTGTAATGCATGTTAAAATAAAAACCAATAAATCCATACGCAAGCGGAAATCTAGGTGTAAGATGATCTCCTGGCCATAATTCCCTATCATAATTTGGATTCCGACCGCTAAGATCTTCCCATGTACATTTGCGGAATTGTGCCTCAATATATATTCCATAATCACACATGGACTTGTCCCGTGGTTCACTTTCTTCCAATGAAGGCGGCGAAGTTAATTCCGGATCGGCTTCCACCGGCATTCTGCATAACGCGCCAAAATTATCTCTGATTGTATCTAGACCTGTCTTAACTTGAGGTTCATAATATTCTGGAATCTTTCCATTCGGGAGCCGGTTAAATGGACATTTAAATTCGAATAATGCAATCGCCGGTTCTATTACAGTTTTTTGCTTTTGAACTTTTGCAGTGGTACCTTCGCGGCCTAATGAATCTAGCCCATTATAAGCCTCCTCCATCCATGTTATAGTAGTTTCTGTTTCAACAACGCCAATTCCATCGGGCGAGTATGATTGATTTTGAACAATTCCGGGAATAGAAATCTCTTCTCCCATTATTTTAGTATCTAAATCCCATTCAACAATGGTTTGTATTACTGGTTCAAATAAATTTCCCCATCTAGTTTTTACACTGCCCGCAAATCCTTGTAATCCTACCTTTTGTGCGACTAGTTGTTGTATAGATGAGTACTTATTTAATCCCATTATAGTGGCCATTTCACTACCTCCTATGGTTCGTTTTTTGCTGCGAACCCAATCATGTGTGCCTTGTTGCGGCCCATATTTAAACAAATTCACATAATTATCTACTCGTTTACGCAAAAATTGCGTTAAATGCTTTCCACCACTCGCTTGCATATTTTTTACTCGCGGAATCAATATAAAATATAACGATTGCTAAATTTAGTTGAAATATTATATATTAACAGCATAGCTGCTGCACAAAGACGTCGTGTTTACAGAATGAATTTCTTTGTTATATTGCCAGATCAACTGTTTTCGAGGGAGAAGGATATTAAATTTATATTGGAATATGATGAAATTTATTTGGTAGAAGACCCTGTTATGTTTTCTCTGCGAAGTGATTCACTAAAAAAAGTTATGCATGATGCATTTAGAGCATATTATGCAATGTTAAAAAATTACATTAGTGCAATGCAATCGAATGAAACAACATCGACATCTAAGCGGATTAAATATGTGTCAAGATTAAAAGTAATGGAGCGTGGAGGGTCATACGTAAGCAAGAAGGATGGTGGGGGTGGAGAAAAACAATTCGACCGATGCAATGCGGATGAATATCATTCTTATGGAACAACACCTTGCTTTCTTGAATATTTTGTAGGTATGGGGAAACAATTTAATATGTGGAGGCCCGCTAATCATTGGCTATGGGGGAATAGAATTCGAGAAATGACATTTAACGGCCTTCCTATAAATTTTCACGAATCTCCGCAATTTTTACTTCCATTTGATGAAGTGAGGAAGTATTTTGTTCGTGGAGAAAGCTATTCAGAAAGAACAATCATTAAAAACCTTTTTGAACGTTTTGATCTGAAATATACATCGGCCCCAAATGCTCCCAATGAATATCCGATATTATACAAACTCGACGGCAATCAATTTCCGGTGAATTATGAATCAGCACGGTTAGTATTAGACAAATTTATGTCAAAGTATGCATCAGTTTATTCTCAAGGATACACATGCCCACAGATTGATTATATTTTGAATATAGGTTTAATTACCCCTTTAGAAATTATTGATGTGATACACAATGCGTCCGCGGGTGTTACTAGTGCAGTTGATCCCGAATTCATATATTTTATATTGCGTAGAGAATACTTTAGAATAATTTACTTAGCAAATTCTGATTTAATGAATGTGGAAAAGTTCCCGCATGGGTTAAAAAACAACAAAGATAATAAAATAGTATCCGTAGATGTAACATTATTAAAAGCTATCGAGTCTAGTGGTTTATGTTCAGAAAAACAACTTGCCGAATATATGATGCGGAGTAGTATTGATGAAGTTGGTTCATGGGAAAGTTGCGTTCGGCTTATGGAAGTGAGCGCAAATATATTCCCTTGGAATTCTCTTCCCAAATCTCTCGGGGCGTCTGTAGATTTAAATGCAATAAGAGGGAAATTAAAGCATTATAGAAGTGTTCTCGTACTTCCCCCTAAAGAATGCGCAGAATGGTGGAAGGATAAAAAAATAGATGTGCAATCAAACAAATCTAACAAGTCTAAGGAAACTAAGAAATAAAATCTAAACTCTTTTAGAATAAACCATGCATATCCATCATGTAGTAATCCTTTGACATACCTGTACCAACTACTGCTTTATTCTCTCCGGCGTGGATTCTGCATTTCATGCACCCATGCGCACTATCATGGCAATAATCACATCCAGACACTTTAATAGGCTGAAGACTTGGATCAGCTGCAATTGCATATCGGGGGTAGTTAAATGGATTTGTTAAATAATCGTACATTTTTTTATCCTCTACTAACTCTAGACTGATATTGTTTGAGTGTACAGGGCGGAATGGTGGCTGATGTACGAATGCAGGGGCATGAGTGCCTTTCATGTTATTTCCATGCAAAGTTTGCCAATCGCGAAATACAGTTCCACTCATAGTGGTGCTGATTCCCATTCCAGGTGAACCATCCCATAATCCTTGAGCAGCTGTGCTTGATTCTTCTAACGGGGGTTCAATAACACATCCTTTGCAATTAGGATAACCTCCTCGAGGGGATAAATCTAATGCAAATCCTTCAGTGAGGGAAATTTCATTGCTACGATTGGTTTCATATTCGCTTCCAATGCTGTGGGAAATGTTGCCGCAGCAACCCTCAATTGCTCTAGATTTAAAATAAAATATCACTAAAATAATCGCCACTATTGCTACGGCAATTATTGCTGTTTGCATTTTTAATGTATGAGTGATTTGTATATTGCGGCGATTAAAAAATTGCCAATTGTTAAAAAAATTGGCAAGTGTTAAAAAATACAATAATGTGTTTTGCATTACGCATGACTATACACCATCATGCACTCGAAGCGACAGAGGCAGCACTGAGCATAATTAAAATTATATTGGACTAATTACTGATACAATGCGGCAGATGGGTCCATAAGTGCAGGAGTATGAGCATAAACTCTTTCTGTTGCATTTCTTGCCATAACAGATGCCCTAGCACCTCCCATTGAAGAAATACCCGGAGAAACTACATCAGAGAACAAACCAGCCCCTCCTTTAGTAGATGTAGCAGTTGGCTGTTGATATGATGTGTAGCCCTCAATGGCACCAACCTGAGTGGGCGCCCAAGCGACAGATAAATTTTGCGGAGTAATTACTTTAGATCCAAATTTTTGTTGATAGTATCGAGCAATGTCGGGGGATGTTAATGTAGTTGCCCCAAATCCTTCCATGCCAGCTAAACTAATTCCAGCATCAAGATCTGCGGTCAAACCATGTCGGCCGCCTGTAAGCTGAATTCCGAAATTAAATGCCAATAATCCAATAATGACTATGGCAAATACTATAATAATTCCAAGTAGTTGATTTTCATTCTTAACACCGGGAATAATGTTTGCGAGTTCGGCGAGTAATCCCATTTCTTCGTATATGATCGGGCAGAAAATATGAGAAATAAAAATAATAATTAAAAATACCAACGGCAGCGAATATTACAGCGTGTTTGTGGACAAAGGTGAATGGTAAAGAAAAATACCCGGGCGCATAAAAGAAATGCGGCGAGTGTGCGAGCAAATATTGGAGATCAAAGTAATTCATTTAAATCTTTATATTTTGGAGTTGAACCGGATGGAGAATGGAAAGTTCAAACAAACAAAAAACGGAACCGCAATATAGAATCAAGATCTCGTGCAATTTATGGATCTGTTAATGTTGCACGCGGTGTTGTGCGCGACAGCATTGTTCATGTGCGCAACACCGGCAATGTTTCCATGCACAGGAACAATACCGCACACATCAATAATAGTGTGAGTAGAATAATTACAAGCGGGCAAAAGCAAAATATTAAATCGTGGATGAAGGACGACATTGTAATAGATACATCTCTTAACCGTAGCGGAGCTTCTCATATTATAAAATCAGGTATAGTTAACGGCATTGCTGTTAACAGTGTCGCCGCACAA